CCCCGGATATGTGCCTGCAGGAGTCGTGACCGCGTTGGTAGCCGGGTCGTATATCCTCGCATTGTTTGAGTTGTGGGGGACACAGAAAACTCGGCCGTCTGGCAAAAGCACACCTCCAACAAACGCAGCCACCCCCGGATATGTGCCTGCAGGAGTCGTGACCGCGTTGGTAGCCGGGTCGTATATCCTCGCATTGTTTGATATGTGAGGGACACAGAAAACTCGGCCGTCTGGCAAAAGCACCCCTCCAATAAACGCTCCCCCCCCCGGATATGTGTCTGCTGGAGTTGCGGTGGCGTCGTTGGCGATGTTATTTGCCGGGATGCGGTTTGCCTGCGCGGTGCGGGTGTATTGCAATCTACTGAGGATGTCGGAGAGGTAGTAGTTATTATTTAGAGGCCAGAGGCTGCGGCGGACTAGTTCCATGACTCGCATGCGGCTCCACATGCCGCTGGCGGATGTGCTGCTGGTGATTGGCTCATGGCCGATATATCCGTGTTCGCGCATGGGGTTAGGCAATTTCTTCGTAGGAGATAAGCAGGTCGAGGGCTCCGGCTGCTCCGGCTAGGGCGTGGATGGCGTCGCCCTCCTCGAGGTTTAATCCGCCGCCGTCGACTTTGGAGAGGATGACGATGGAGGCATTGGCCGGAACGGGGATGGTGCTGGCAATGTAGCGGTGCGTGCTGGCGCGGAAATGGGTGACGCTCAATGCCACGGTGGCGGCGCTCTTGTTGGCGGCGATGATGGTGGAGAGGCGCAGCAGCTTGTTGCTATTTGCAGGGTTCTGAACGCCGGTGGTGGCGAGGGATTCGGTGACGGCGTAGGCGGTGGTCCTGCCGATGATGGATGTGGTGTTGACGAGGTTTGGAGCGGCCATGTTTGCGTGGTGGTTAGAGGTTTAGAAAATGAGGCTGAAAGCGATGACGCGCCCGGCGCTGGCGGCGGTGATGGTGTTGCCGGAGACGGTGAGGCCGGGGCCTAGAGTGACATGCTTGAGCGACTTGGTGGTGTTGTTGAAATACACGAGGCTGTCTGCTCCTGCGTCGGCGGCGGAGACTTTCCCGTCGGTGACGGAGAGGACATCGGCGGCGCTGGAGTCGATGGTCGGTTCGCTGGAGGCTGAGGGTGTGGGTGTGGCGATCATGGTTTAGCTGGAGGCAGGGCGTTTATTCGGATGCGAGTTGCTGGACTAGTGCTTTAAGCTGATCTTGTTTGTCGGCAGGGAGTGTCGCTGCGAGGTCAAATATCGGCGCTGCCTCGGCCTCTGGCGTGGTCTGCTCTGGCCTTGGCGGCAGCGTGGGGTGGTCGATCTCGCTTTCTTTTTTTATCTCGGTGCCAGGCGGAACCTCAAATGGCGTGACGCCGTCCCAGAGGATCGTGTTTTCCAGCCACCCGCCTGCGGAGTTTAAAATAACATATCGATCGACCATAATTAGAAATAAGTTGTAATAATTGCCATTCCTGCCCCACCAACGCCACCAGCACCAGACGATGCGCCAGTTTCAGTTGCCCCCCCCCCACCACCACCGCCTGCGGGAAATCCTCCTGCGCCTCCATTCCCACCAGAAACAGTAATTCCGCCGCCACCTCCACCTCCACCTGATCCAACGGCAAACAGACCAGTTGTTGCAGATCCGTTATTTGCCCCTGCGCCTCCATTGCCTCCACTTCCCCCACCCGATCCGCCGGTTAAATTTAATACACTTGATCGCCCTCCTGTGCCGCCTGAAAAAACGCTACCAGCTGTACTGCCAAGTCCGCCTCCGCCAGCACCGCCAGCCCCACCATATTGAGTAAGCGTAGCAGTAGAAATTGGCGACCCCCCACCTCCAGGGCCCGCTGCTCCGCCAGTCGCGCCGTTATTTGCTTGTAAAATTCCAATACCTCCCCCTCCTCCACTACTCGAGCCGCCTGCACCCCCAGTCCCTCCTAAACAAATTAGCGACTTAAATGTTGTATCCCCACCATTCCCACCATTCCCACCATTCGCGGTTATTGCAGTCCCTGCGCCGCCGGCTCCACCAGCTCCTATAGTAACGTTTTCAATATTATTTAAAACAATTGCTGGAATTGTTATATTCAAATAACCTCCTCCTCCACCACCGCCGCCACCACCTTTTGCCACTCCCGCACTAGTATTTTTCCTGCCGCCGCCGCCGCCGCCGCCAGCACCAAAAAGCTGGACGTTTACGGATTTAGCGTTTGCTGGTTTTGTCCAAGTTGCGCTTGATGTAAAAATTTGAACATCTACATTGCTGGCCCCGCCTCCACTGCTTGGCGTCTGCGGGACCCAAGCCGTGCCGTTCCAGACAGGCGTTTGGTTGAGCGCTGCTCCACTTTGAGCGATGTCGCTCAGGGAGTGCGTGTGCGTGGTCGCCGCCTTGCCATCGAGCGCGGCCTGCGTGGCGGTGCTGATTGGTTTGTCCGCGTCGCTGGTGTTGTCGCAATTTGCGAGGCCGACATCGGATTTTGCCAGCGTGACTGCTCCGGTTTTGCCCGCCACGGAGGAAACGCCGGTAACGAGGGCGGAGATCGCTGCGGATACGCTGGCAGTCGTCGCGTAGGAGGCAATGGCGGAGGAAATCGCTGTGGAAACTTGCGACGCCGTCTGGTAGCCGTAGGCTGCGATCTGCGTCGCCACTGCTGCCGTGGTCGTATAGACTGAGGCGAGCCCACTGATCGCGGAGTTGAGCGCGGTGGTGGTGGCGTAGGAGCCTGCGGGCTGTTTGCCTGCGTCGATGGTGTCCTGTGCGGCGCTGGTGCGGTAGGGGGTCAGCGCCGTGGCTTGCAGAGCCGAGTCGGCCTTGCCAAGCGATGTGGCGACGCCTGCCGACAGGCGAGCGTCAGGGAGCGTGCCGGACGTGAGGAGGCTGGCGTTAGTCGTGGGAGGCGCGGCTGCAGCGACGGCAGCGGCGAAATCAGTGATCTGCGAGGCCGGGTGCGTGTGCGATGTCGCCGCTTTGCCGTCGAGCGCGGCCTGCGTGGCGGTGCTGATTGGTTTGTCCGCGTCGCTGGTGTTGTCGCAATTTGCGAGGCCGATATCCGCTTTTGTCACATTGCCGATAGGCATGGCGATGCCTGGCGTCACGACAACTTGCGCGGTTGGAACGAGGGTGAGGTCAACGGATGCCATGAGGTCAGGTGCGTGTTATTAATCGCTCGATAGAGGCAATGCCTCCGACGAGCTTTCGGCTGTTGCCATAGGGGTCGGTGATGAAAACATCGTATCGAGCGCGATTTACTGGCAGGGCGCTGGTCTGCTCGCCTGTGAGCATGACCCGCAATTCGCCGCTCGTGCGCGGAATCGGGAATGTGACGGTAAACTCAGCAAGCAATGGTTTGTCCCAATCTTCGCGCAGTTGGGCGGCTGCGGTGAAACCGGTGAGATTGATGGGTAGGGCATTGGGCAATGTGGATTCTTTCAGCGTGATTTCCAAAAAAAACCACTCGCCGGCTGGGATGGTGATGTCGAAGGGCTGGCTCATGGCTGAGGGTCGGGCTGTGCCACCGGGGCGGCTGCGCCTGCGGGGACGAGCGGCACGATGTTGCGCTTTTTGAGTTCGACTTCCTCGCGCTCGATCTCGCTCCAGACATCTTCGGGGTCTCGGTTCGATGTCTCGCGGATGATTTCGCTGCGGGATTTGAGTTTTTGCGAGATGGCCTTTTCGTTTGCTGCCATTTCTGCGGATGGGTCGATCCATGCCCAGCGGCGTCCGGTGAACGCGACTTGCTTGTATTTTTCCAGTCGGTCGAACTTGAGGGGCTTGCCAGCGATGAGGATTTTGTTGGCGAGTAGTGAACGCTCAAGCCATGCCTCGTAGATCGGCATGACGAAGCCGGAGATGAGCCATTCTTGCAGGCCCTTCCACACTTCGCGTTCGTCGAGTGCGCCTTGGCGGATCGAAGAGAAATTGACGCTCGTCAGGTCGCTGGCCAGGTTGTTGTAGCTCACGCCGAGGCCGGAGGAAATCGACCGAAGCATGGCTTTGCAAAATGGATCGAATGCTTGGTCTGGGAATTGCGGCGTGTAGGGGATAAATTCCCTGTTGCCGATGTCCTCGAACTTGCCCGGCTCGGCGTCCATTTCGAGGATGTCGTCACTGTCGCCGTCGATGTTGCGGAAGAAACCCATCTTGCTGGCGGACACGCGAGCGTTCACCACGGCGGCGTCTTCAAAGCCTGCCAACATGCGCATGCGCCAGAGGGCTGTGCGTGCCCACGGGAGGCCGCGCTTTTGGCCGACTCGCTCCGGGAGGAAACGATGGATGACCTGATCGGCGGGGACTCGCTGGAAACTTTCGCCGTTGTGGTTGATGTAGCCCATCATCATCTCGTCGTAGTTTCGGAAATGGTAGGCGACCGGGCGTCCGTTCGGGTTAAACTCGATTCCGTGGCGGATGACATTGCCGTTGTTCAATTTTTCCCACTTTGTGGGGTTGAGCAAAACGGGGTCTATGAACTGCACGGCGAAGCCCCACTTGTTGAGGTCTTCTCCGTAGCGTTTCACGGCGATGACCTCGCCATCCATCGCGGCGGTGGTGACTGCGAGCCGCTCGCCATCGGCGCGGGAGAGTTGGCCGGTGATGTCGTAGTTTCCGCGCTTGCTCCAGTCTGCAAAGGCGTCCTCGATGGCGCTGCTGGCCACGGTGTCCATCGTTCCGCTGGGGTCGCGGATTTGGGCGTTGAAGGTGAAGCCTGTCGGGCCTGCGATGTTATCGCGGGCCATTTGAAGGAATTTTTTGAGGTGGTCGTTGTTCTCTGCCTGTTCACGCGAGCGGGCGACGATGCGGCTCCAGTATTGGAAAATCCATGCGTCAATCGTGGTTGGTGTGCCTGCCCATGTGGATTCCAGACGGCCTGCACCGGCGGCTTGCGGCATCCCGGCTGTGGCGAAGCTGCCGATGGTGTCGGAAAGAATGGACCGCGCCGACCAGAGGCGAGGCTGGTCGGCACGGCTTGGCGCGGGCGTCTTCGTGGTGGTGCGGGAAAAAATGTCGAGGAGGCCCATGATTAGATGCGGACGGAAATTGATTGCCCGATGGAGGAGATGCCGGATGAAAGTCGGGACTCGCGGGACAACTCACGTCTCCAGAACGAAAGGAGTTGCAGGAGTTCGGCGATGCTGTGGCGCTCCAGTTCGCGGTTGTTGATTTTGTAGCGTTTGGCTTCAAGCGTTGCGCCACCGGCGAGCATGGCTTGGATGTGTGCCACGGCGATGCGGGCCTGCGTGCGCACCTCGGCACCGGGTGCGAGGGTGGCAGCGGATTCGCGGATGAGGAGGTCGCCGGTTCCGACAAGGGCGCGGTGTGCGGCAACGGTGGCCCATGCCTCCCAGATGTAATGCCCTGGTATCCATCCGGTCGTATTTGCGGCGGCGGTGAAGGTTCCTGCCGTGCCTGTGGCGGCGACATTGCGCGACTGCATCCCAGCGAATTGCACAAGGACGGTCGCGGCTGGGTCTGCCGATACCGTAACCTCAAATGTTTCGCCTGCCGTAATAGTCACCATGAATGCACGAAGGACGCCCTGCGCGTGGTGCGCCTGCGTTTCGCGGCATTCTCAGCATCCGGTCTGGGGGTGTCTTCTGCGGGGCGTTCCACCGGAGGGGGCGTTTCGACCTCGGCGGGCTTGGGCGTGGGCATGGTCTGCCGCCTCCTCAAAGCGAGCTTGTCAAACTGCGGGGCGCGAAGGACGAGGGCGGCGAAGGCGTAGACTCGGCAGTCGAGCGGTTCGTTCCGTGCGCCGGATGTTTTGTGCCACTCCATGCGCGGGAATCCCTTCACGAATTTCGTCACGGCCTTTTCTGCGGTCAACCCTCGGAAATACTCTGCGCTCCGTCCCTGCGGGAAATGGCAATATCCAGAGCCGGGTTCCGTGATGCGGAGGCGTTTGTAAACGATGCTCTTCGCGGAATCGACGCCGACAATGTAGACATCGATGGGGCGTGTGGTTTTTTTTCCTGCTCTGCGGCGGGCGGGGTTGCCGACGATGGGCAAGCCGGGTCCGCCTTGTCCCTTCACGCCGTAAACTCTGTCTCCCTTGTGGCGTTTGACATAGCCGTAAACGGCTTGGGTGTTGCTGCCGCCGGTATCGATGCAGGTGGTTTCGATGACCATTTCGCCGCCTGCCTCGGAGGTCCACCGCTTGCGGAGGTAGTCGGTGAGGTGCGTCCACGGGCTGCCTGCCGTTCCCTCCGGGATGTCGGGGTCGCCGAGAATGACATGATAGGCAACGCTCCAGCTTTCTTCGCCGCCTGCCCATGCGACCACTTCGATTTCGAGCCGGTCTTGCTGGGTGTCCACGCCTGCCGTGAGGATCAACCCACGGGCTGGGACATCTGCCTGCGGGTAGGGTTCGCACCGCTCGATCAAGGCATGCTCGCTGATGCGTTCACCGCCCTCTTCCCATGTTTCGCCGAGGCTGGTGTTGATCCACACTTGCAAAGTTGAGGGATCGTCTTTCGCCCGTCCATGCTCGATGGCGATGTCTGCGATGCTTCGCCACGGCGAATAAAGTTCGTTCAAGTGAAACCCCGCGATCTTGCTGGGTCCGGCGCTGGCCTGCCACCGACCACGGGAGACCGCTTGGTTTTTCTGCGCGTTGGTGATCGTGCCGTTGCAGGCGGGACACCGGAGGGTTGCAAGGTCGCGGCGTCCGTCCTGCCATACGACATTGCCCCACCGCAACGGGTGCTCGTGTTTGCAATGAGGACACGGCACGAGGAAATGGCGCTGATCGGAAATCTCAAAAGCTCGCTCGATGCGAGAGAGGCCCTTCACGGTCGGGGTCGAGACCATGACGATTCTTCTGTTCCAAAAATTCTTCGTGCGGGCGATGGCCAAATTTACCGGATCGCCCTCGCTCCCGGCGCTTGCCGGGTAGCGGTCCACCTCGTCAAGCAGGAGGATGCGGATCGGGCGGGAGGCGAGGCCGCTGGGGGCGTTGGCTCCGACCAGCGTGACATGCCCGCCGGGGAATCGTTTGTGCAGGATCGTGTTTCCGCTGTCGCGGGTCTTGGCCGGTCGCACCTTGGAGCGGAGGCTGGGCGAGTCTCGGAACATTGGCGCGAGGCGATCCTTGGAAAATGTCTCTGCCATGGCCTCGTCCGGCTGGACGAGCATGAGGGGCGAGGGGTCGAAATCCACGAAGTAGCCTATGCAGTTGAGGAGGATTTCCGTTTTTCCAACCTGTGCCGATGACATAACGACAACCTGCTCAATGGTCGGATCGGCTACGGCGTCCATAATGCCTCGCTGGTATTCGGCGCGGTTTGTTCGCCACTGCCCCTTCTCTGCTGCCGCTTCCCCGGAGAGTTTGCGCCGGTGGTCTGCCCATTCGCTGATTGTCCATTTTGGAGGGGGTGACCATGTTTTGGAAATCACCCGCCCGAGGCCGGCCAACTCTTGCTGCTCTCCGGTCATTCTTCCGCCTCGTCTGCTTCGGGGCTTTCGTTGCGCTCTGCTTCCAGTTGTTTGTAAAAACGGGCCACAACTTTGTCAGGGTTGTAGTCCGTGAGTTCGGTGAGGGCTTCATGCGCGGCGTCACGAATGATTTCCAGACACACCGCCGGATCGCTTTCGTCGGCAACCCTTGGCGCGACCAGCGTAGGGATTGCCAAGATGCGGCTGCGGGCGTTGGCCACCATGTCGTTCATCACCTCGGCCACGGCCTCGGCATCGTGAGCGGTTCGTTTGAGCTTGGCGGAAATGACTTCCTGCGCGTCAGCACGGGCGGCGTAGAGGCGGGTTCGGTGCTTTTCGTAGTCGCCTCCGTCTCCTTCCCCCATGCCTTTCCCTGCTGCTCGCTCTTGGAGGTATTTGATGTATCCCTTCACGGATTTCCACAGCTCGTATGTGCCACGCGAGGATTTTACTACGACTCCCATTTTGGCGAGTTGCTGCACCCGCACGGGCGTAATACTGAAGATGCTCGCCAGAGCGGCAACGGGGACGGTCTGAGCTTCGGTTTTGTTTGGCATAAGTTTTTTATTGAGTTAGCGCAAGTTCGCGCAGGGGTTCGGCGGCGGGGGTCATTTTATTTGAAAAAAATTGTTTTGCATATAACCGAGCGTTGGGTTATTCTATGTGCGTAATGAAAACACAAGCAACCACAAGCAAAGCCGCCGCACTGCTCGGTAGCATCACCACAGAATCCAAAGCCACTGCTGCCCGCACTAATGGCAAGCGCGGTGGCCGCCCGCTCACACTCACAGGTGGTAGGGCAGGTTTTGTCATCGCAATTGATGAGGCGTTTCGCACTCCTGCGAGTAACCCTACCATTCGATACAGCCATGCGCGCGGATTCCATGTTGAAAGCGGGATTCATCCTGCGGACCCTGATGTGCTGTGGAGCGCATCGGCCAACTATATTCTGCCGAGCGGTCGCCGTTCGGTTCGCCCTACGGATTACACCGAAGTCCGGGCGGCTATAATGGAAGAATAGTTTCATCAGAAATTTTTGGGACTCCACCTGTTGCCGTAGCCCACCTATCAATAATCACAGCGCAAAATGCCGGGTCGATTTCAACGGCTCGGCATTTTCGTTTTAACTGTTCGCACGCCATTAAGCATGTCCCAGAACCTGCATACGGGTCATAGACATCGCCGCTTGTGCAGTTCGCTAATAGCATCCTAATCCAATCCATCGGCTTGCTATGGGAATGCTCACTATCCGCATGAAGTTTGGTTATGGGTTGAGAAAAAACATCCGACAAATGTTTGCCGCGCGGGTCAGGTTTGAATGTATAAGAGCCTCGGCTGTTGAATACTTCTCGTTGCTGCCCAGCGTCTCCATAGTGCGATCCATCGGAATTGTAGTTTTCTATTTCCCCATAAAAAGCGCACAACTTCATTCTACGAAGCGGTCGGTTTGGGGTATACCAAGAGGACACGCAATCCCATACGAACAGCCAATTTGGAGCGCCAAATATATTGACGACATCGTGCAACCGTTGCCCGTCAGCAAATGCTAAAACATTATTTCTCCGCTCTGTTGAATTCATCGCATCCCACGGCGGGTCGAAAAACAATGTTGGGCAATCTGCTCCAAATTTACTTTTAGAACTATCCCCGCACAGCAAACGATGGTCGCCAAGCTCCCAAAGTTGCCCCGGCTCGACGCCCCACTTGGCGCGGAGTTCTTCGGCCTTGTCGATCTGTGGTTCGGCGTCGGCGTCTGATTGTTCTGGCTGTTCCTGCAATTCCATTTCCGCAAGGTCTTCCTCTCCAAACCCAATTGCTTCGAGGTCAACATCCAGTTCGCCAAGGTCCGCGAGTTCGAGCTTCAGCATTTCCTCATCCCACCCGCCGCCGATTTCCGCGAGGCGGTTGTCTGCGAGGATGTAAGCGCGGCGTTGCGAGTCCGTGAGGTGCGAGAGCCGGAGGCACGGCACGGATGCCAACCCCAACTTCTGCGCGGCAAGCACGCGACCATGGCCGGCAACGATTCCGTTCTCCGAATCGATGAGCACGGGGTTGTTGAATCCAAACTCTCGGATGCTTCCGGCGATTTTTGCCACCTGTGCGTCATCGTGCTTTTTGGCGTTGCGTGCGTAGGGAATAAGGCTCCCCGTTTCGATCTGTTCAATCTGGTAGTTTTGTTGTTTCATTTGAAAAGCAAACTGCGGTTTTTTGGTCAATCTCTAACCAAACTCTGCGAGTTTCCGCACCCCCGCTCCCGTCCCCCGTCAGGAGTAACTAATACCCCCCCGGCTGGTGGCTGGTCGTAGGCTTTGAGTGGGTAGCGATATTCGTCTGGCTTGCGGGCGCAGAGGTTGCGCACCCATTTGACCGTGAGACCGTAAGCGACTGCGACTTGCGCGTGTGTCTTCCCTTCTGCCACGGCAGCACGGATGCGTTGCTGGCGTTCAAATACGGCGATGTGATGGCATGTTGCCAGCGGTAAGAGCATCCCGCAGAACTCCCTTTGCATGAGCTTTGCTTTCTCTTCTCCGATTGTGCGCACGAGATAGCTGTCCGGTGCCAGCTTTCCCTTTGGCACATAAAGGCAGCGATACAAGCAGGACATGGCAAGGGCCAGCGTGGCATCGCGTCCGATGACATCGGCAACGACCTGCGCCGTTGGAGGTAGAGGGATTTCAGAGTTCATGCGCCTCCCCTTTGTCCTGGCGTTGCTCATCGAGGTCTATGGCTTCCATCATTTCGCGGCTGATCTCGGCTATGGAGCCGCGATGGTTTGGCTTGGCGTTAGCCATGAGCGTTGCCCAGAGCACGACATAACCACGGGCTGCGTGGTGTCCACGCGAATGGTAAAGTTTACCATGCAAAGGTTTTGCTGGTGATTTTATGTCTGCGTCCTCACTCATTTCGCGCCCTCCTTGAGCTTGTCGAGTTCGTAAACGAGGCTGTCTGATTTTCCTTCGTAAAACCATCGGAGGTCATCAATGGCCCTCTCTGCGATGTCGCACAGCTTGGCGTTTTGCTCGCGCAACTCGATACCCATCATAATTAGTTTGTTTGCTTCTAATCTGTAACGGGCAGCGTGCTCCAGCGCTTCGTCTCGCTCTTTCGCTATTCTTGCAACATCGCTATTTGCTGCCATGCAAAGCTCAAGTTTATGTCGCGCCTCGTCGCGCTCGCGCTTCAGTCTGCGGGCAAATTCCAAATCAACGCACGGCACTTGGTAGCCGTTATCGTTTATCGCGTAGATGATTGGCTGGTCATCCGTCTCTGGCGTGTCATTCATTGCCCGTCCCTCCTTTTCATATTTGCCATTTTCCCAGAGCCACACTTCATGCTGTGCCGTTTCAAGCGCCGCCGCCTCTTCCTGGGCATTCCTGCGCAGTGACCGGATGACGGCAGTCAGCTCCATGTTGTCGCTGATGAGCTTTTCGACCTCGGCTTTGAGGCGGTTGTTTTCTTCGAGGATGTCTTTCATGGGTTCGTGATTTCGATGGTGGTCATTTCGAGGGTTTTCTTGGTGACTTTCTCCTGGCGGAATTGGAGTTCGACGCTTGCCGGGTCGTCGTCCGGGATGAGGGCGGCGTATCGGAGTTGATCGATGAGAGGTTTGCAGCCGCCTGCGAAATTGTCGGCGTCGAGGAGTCGGCAGGCGTGGCGCGTAATGCGGAGAGTAACGCGGCCCGGGCGAGTTGCTTTTCGCGGTGGCTGGCAGTCCAGTGTTTGCCGAAGAGCCGGTTGAGGCTTGGGGTCAGGTAGCCGGGCAGGGATAAAATGATGGGTGCCGGTTTGCTGGTAGGTTCCGTCGGGTCGTGGGGCGGCACGATGACCGGCTCGAGCATAGGAGCCGTCTGGTTGCAGGGTGTATCCGAGGCGTTCAAGGTCGTGTTGGGTGAAGGTTGGCATAGGAAAACGGGAAAAAACGGGGGTGCGGGAAATGCGGGAAAAGAGGGGTGGTGAAACCTAGCTCTGTGGAAAACACAGATAGGAAAATTGATTTCCTAGCATTTAATATAAACCATCCCGCCAATCCCGCATTTCCCGCAGATATAGCCCTCAAAAAGCCTTTTTTGGGCACTTCAAGAAAAAGGATGTTCATGAAACCCCGCATTCCCCGCGCGGGATTCGCGGGGAGTTGAAGGATTCCTTTCGATTCAAGCGGATAGTCCGAACGCATCTTTTCTTTCCTCCAGTTTGAGTTTCATTCCGTGAATGGTCGGGTGATCGTTCCTGTCCGGCTCGATGTGATAGCCGCGCTCGGACATCACCTTTCTGAGTTGGCGTGTCCCCCGGTAGCGTGGCTGTTCGCCGTTCTGGTCGCACCAGATCGCATAGGTTTTCGACAGCGAGCCTATCCCGCAGCGCCCGGTGATGTCCTTCTCGGTGCACTCGATGAGGAACGAGCCGAACTGGTCGCTTTCCTCGCGGTAGTTTTTTGTCGCCTCTACGACTTGGGGCGGTGGCTTGAGGCCGATGTCTCGGCTTTCGAGGAGTCCACGGATCGCCCAGTTGAGAATGCCGGCGGATTCCGCTTCAAATTCCCCGAGGATTTCATGGCGGTCGCGGCGTTCGTTCTCGGGAATCGTGACGGTAAACGGGATCATGTGGACGCGCCGCCAGATTCCTTCGTCCGTGCCTTCGACATCCGGCTTGTGGTTGCCCATGAGCCAGAGCTTATGGGTTGGAAAAAACGCGTAAGGTTGCTCGAATGGACGCCGGGCATTGATGGCATCGCCGCCGGTGATCGCTTTCACCTGGCTATCAGCCAGCTTGCGCTTCTCGGGGATTTCGTCGGTAAGGACTACCCGCTTTCCCTCCATGGAAGCCTTGTAGTAGTCGAAATTGTTGTCCGACTTGGCAGCGAGGAGGGCGGCAATCGGGACCGTTGTCATCAGGTCGCCAAGGAGGATTTTGAGCACGCCGAAGAGGGTGGATTTGCCGTTGGCGCCCTTGCCGTAGGCGAAAAAGAGGGCGTCATGGTGAACGCGCCCGGTGAGCGAATACCCGAAGGCGCGGGCCAGATAGACGCGCGTCTCGACATCCGGCATGAATCGGTTCAGGAACGCATCCCATTTCGGACACTCCGCCGCTGTGTCGAAATTGATCGGTGAGCGGGTCGTCGCATAGTCCGAGGCGCGATGTTCGCGAAAAATGCCCTCGGCAAAATCCAGCGTGCCATTGAGCACCACGAGAATTTCGGGGTTGGCGTCAAAAGCCGTCGCCGGGAGGTTCATTTCCGATTTGGCGATGCGTTCGACAGAGGCCAGATATTCCGCATGGCAGAGCCGATGGCAGCGGTCCTCGAGGCCCTTGATCTCCTTGATGCGCGGGTCCTTCTTGTCATCCTCCGCCGGATGCGCCTTCATTTCGGCCCGCACCGAGTCCGCCACCCGCTGATAAACCTCCGTGAGCGTGTCGGAAATATCGAGAAGCGTCGTATTCCCATTGTCCCGCCGCCAGAGACCGTCCTCGTAGGTCATCCATGTCTTGGCATGGATGTTCCAAACGCGCAGGCCCTTTCGGAGTTCTGCCCATAGGCGGGCGTCTCCCTTGTGGGCCTGCGCGTAGGCCACCATAATCCTTTCGCGGGAAATCTCGTTCGCAATCGCCGCCACCTCCCCACCGGCCAGCGGATCTTCGCCCTCGCCTGGTCCACGGGTTGAATCGGCAAAACGAATCCGACCCGCCCAGCGTTTCCGCCGCCATGCCTCACGGGCGTCGAATCCATGTTCACTGGCGATATGTGCCAGCGTGCCGATGCCCACCTGCTTGAGGCGTGCCTTGTGCTTGGAAGCATATTCGCCCTCCTTCTCTTCCGGGGACCACTGATGCAAAAGCCTCGCCCCGTCCGCCATCGGCAGGACGCTCCACACTGCCGAAGCAATTTTGAGCCATGTGTCGTAGTCCGGGCGCGGTGGGATGTAGCGCAGCATCTCGGCAATGTCCGCCGCTGTCGTTTCCACTGGTGGACGCCACACCTCACGCTCAGGCATTTTGTCCGGCACGGGGATCGGCTGATAAATGTCCGAGGTCTCCATGTCCGGATCGTAGGACACGAAGCACAGGCGCATCGGGTCTTTGGTCGCCTTGTCGAGCTTGAGCTTATGCTTCTCGGAAAAATGAAGTTCCGCCGCAAACCACGAATCTTTGTGACGCTCAGGATCAATTGATACCACCGCCTTGAGTCCCTGCCCGGATGGTCCCACAAAGACCGCACCCACATAGGGATCGGCGAGGAGTTCCGCCCGCTTGGCGCGAACCACGGAATCATCTGCGAGAATCGGGTTGTCCTTCAGGTCAAAATCTGCCTGCAGCCATCCGCTGTGAGTGATCGCCTTCGCCTCGGGTGAAAGGTCGCGCTCACGGGAGAGGCAATGGCAAGAAATGGTAACGGCAGGGAGGTCACGCTTCTTGGCTGTGTAGCGCGGCTCGTCACCGCGCTTGAGGTGTTCGCGCAGGATGTCCACCTGCCTCTGCCACCGCCCATCCTTCACGCCTTGAAAGAATACCTCCAGCGTGATCGCCTCGTCCGGTTCATCGGCAAAAGCGTTGGAGAAGATGGAAATGTTGGTCTGGAGTGTTTTCACTTCCCTTCCTCCTTGATCTGTTCAAGTTGGTCGAGTTCGGCGTCCCCATTTTCCTGCACGGAGAAAGTCAGCGTAGCGCAAACGACCTGAAGTTCCTGATAAAACTCGTTTCCAACTTTAGTCCGCAACTTACCCATTGACGCCTCAGCTTCCCACTTCGTAAGTTCAAACCCGAGAGTTATGGGTAATCCGCGAATGCGATTTTCTACTATTGCGTAACCGGCCTGAGAAAAATTCCGAGTTGATTGCCGTTCACTCATTTCGCGCCCTCCAATTTTCCGCAAATCCACTCGCTACGAGGCGGTGGCAGCTCACCTACGCAGCCAGCGTCGATCCACTGGGCCATGTCATCCCCGTGGGTTGCTGACCAGTTTTTTGATGCTAGCCCCCATGTTCGAACGCGAAGCAATGCCTCTCGTAACTTGGCGTTTTGCTCCCGCGCCTCGTCCCGCTCTTTTGCTATTCTTGCGACATCGCTATTTGCTGCCATGCAAAGCTCAAGTTTATGTCGCGCCTCGTCTCGCTCGCGCTCCAGACGATGAAGACGGTCATACCAACGGTCACCGACCCGCTCTAAATTTTGAGAAAAAGTCAGGGAATCGACAAATCCGTCAGGGTGATTTCTCTCAATCCATCGGTAAATCGTTGTAAGCGTCTCCCTCTCCGTGTTCTTTGTGTCCTCTGTGGTTAATTTCTTCATTGTAGATTTTTATAAAAATTGATTGCCGCCTCGCTAACATGGACGCCCTTGATCCAGTCTTTGAGGTAAAGCCCACTGAGCGAACGCAGGCGGGAAAGCGCCACATACGCTTGCCCAGGCTCACGAGCGGCCCGGATGTCAATGTGGGCGCTGTTGAGCGTGAGGCCCTGTGACTTGTGGATGGTCAGCGCATAGGCCGGGCGAAGAGGGATTTGTGTCATGGTCGCCGAATCCTCGCGCTGAGGGTCAAATTGGGATGACCGCTTGGCGATGTTCACCGTCTCGCCATTGTCAAAGGCCACCCACACCGATTCCGGATCCATGTCCTGCACGGTCCCGCAGAGGCCATTGACCACGGTTTGCTTTTGGGTTTTGTCCTCTTCGTCTGACACCTCCATGTTGCAGGTCGCCATGACGCGCGCCCCGCGTTTGATCGTGAGGCAGGTCGGCGTGATCGAGTTCTTGGCAAGGAATTCCGCCTCGTGCTCGGCTCCGGTGAATTCGGCTTCATAGCTCACCTCGGGCGATTCGATCTCCCCGATCTGGTAGGCATTCCACTTGTCCACCTGTGCGTTGTGAGTCATCAGGCGCACCACGCGCCGATCGACAAACATCTTCACCCTGCTTGAGAGCGTATCTGCCACCGCTTTGGAGATGCGCCCCTCGCGGAAGTTGTTCAGCGCCTCGGTGAAGAGGGGTTCCTTTTGGCGGTGAATCTGCGTGAGGTAGGCATTACGGAATCCCGCCCCGCGCCATGCCTCGGAGGCAAAGGCCCAGTCGTATTTCCCATCCTTGGCCACCGGAGGGAGTTGGAGGAAATCCCCCACGGCCACGAGTTGGATGCCGCCAAAGGGCCGGTCGCTCTTGCGGATTGCGCGGCAGTGGAAATCGAGGTAGTCGATAATCCGCCCCGGCAACATGGAAATCTCGTCAATGACAAGGCATTCGGCTGCCTTCACCCGAGCAAATGCCGAATGGCGTGAGAACGGCATCGGTTTCTTTTGAAGGAATGCCAAGTAGTCCTCGAACTTTTGCCCGGGTGCTGGCCCCAGCGCCATGCCTGCCCAGCGGTAAATCGTATGCGCTGCGATCCCCACGCCGGCATTCTTGCGGAATTGGTCTTGGAGGTTCAGCGCAGCGATCCCCGTGGTCGCGCAGACATCAACCCGACGGAATGCCTGCCCAATGTATTGCAGGAGAGCGGTGGATTTCCCCGTCCCTGCCATACCGGAAAGGAACACATTTTCACCGGATTGAATGAGGTCCACCGCCGTTGCTTGTCCTGGCGAAAGGGTTATCGAGGGCTCAGTATTCACTGACTCGCCCCCGAAAGAGTTGGATGGCCTTGGCGAGGAAACGCGCCTCGGGGTCGTCTGGCCCGTCGAGGTATCCCATGCGGACGGCTGCGCAGAGTTCGCCCGCGATGCGGTGGGGTTCAGGGTCATCATCGCTTAAAACGGGTCGGATTCGTTGAGGTTCCGGTTCAGGAGTGGCAGGCGGTGCAGTAGGATTGGCGGCTTGCTTTGGAACGCCTGCACCGCGATCCATGCTTGTTGCCCGTTCGGATCGATCACGATCCCCAGGTCGCTTTCGAAGGAGTGAAGCGAGTCGAACCACTCCCACTCCGCTTCTGGTGCTCCCTCCTTTGGTTGATCCATCGGAACGCGCTCCCCGAGGGTCAATGCCCCCAGCTCGCGTGGAGCCGGGGGTTTGACTTTTGGGGCGCAGGCGTCGAGTCCCTGCTTAATGCTGGCAGCGAGGTCTCCCTTTTCGCTGTCCGGCGTGATCTTGAGGCCGGTGGCTGCTGGTTGTGACTCAGCGGTTTTGGCCGCTTTCTTGGCGAGGATTTCGGCGAGGGTTGGCATATCAGTAATCGTATTCCTCCACCTTCACCGGACCGGCCACCCGCACGATGGCCGCTGCCTCCTGCCAAACGCGAAGACCGGGGATTTTTGCCCCCATCTTCACCACGGCACGGATCGCAGCGTTGTTTGGGGTGATGACACAGAGTTCCGGGCGAGCGGCATAGAGAGCGGCGATGTCCACCACCTCAAATTTCCAACTCGTCCGGCTCGTGATGCCTTCCGGTCTTGGCCCCTCGGCATTGATGGCAGCCAGTTGGCTTGCGGCAATCTTATCCGCTGCCTCGGCACGGGCGGCATCTGCTGCCTCCTCATTGCCTTGGGCGACGGCTTTTGCCTGCTTGGCATTCATTTCCGCGATGGCATCTGCCTGTGCACGGGCCGCTTCTTCGCGTTCCTTCTCCGCCTTCCGGCGTTGGGCTTCTTGATAAGAGCCAACAATCACCGAGAGTCGCTTGGCCTCCGACTCCAGCGGCGTGAGGTAATCCTTCGCCACCGCATCAATCCGCCGGCCAACCTCGAGCACGGGCGCCTTCACCTCCTTGCGGCTATCCTCCACCGAACGGGTCAGCGCCTTGAGCTTTGTCAAAGCCGTTGCTGCCGAGTCCAGGTCAGCCACCGAGGCAATCGCCTTGATGCGCCCGCTCGCCTCCAACGCCAAGGTTCTGGCGTTGAAAGCTGCCACGGACAACTCGATCTGCGGGCTGGGAAGACTGCCCGAGACAACGATTTCAAGTGTGTCGCTCATAGATCGAACTCCTTCTGAGCGGGGTCTTGCACATAGGCTTCGGCCTCGTCTGAGGTTTTCACCGCATAGCTCAACTTCGTTTTCACAATGCGAGACGGGCCTGAGTGGTCGAGCTTGACGGACAAGCTCACGCTGCCCGTGGCATCCTCGCTCTCAGCCACCGCCTGTTGAATGCCAGCCCAGTGAGTTTCGAGGAGGGAATTGACCAGCGCTGTCACACACTGTAATTCCACCACATTGTAATCCATCGCGGCGAACGCCGCCGTCGCGTCAATCGTCTCGCCCCCTGCGGTGCGGATCTCCACTTTGGTTGCGGCACCCATTAGTATTCCTCCCCGGCTGTGGCCGCTGCCAATTCCTTTTGGGCACGCTTGAGCGCCTTGACCAACCGCTGATCGGCGGCAGTCGTTCCGGCGTTCGGCACCCAGTTCTTGTTCAGCTTCTCGATGGCCTCGGGATCAAGGTCACGCACTTCCACGCCTGCGAATTTGCCAACATGCACTTTCACGGCTGCCCAGTCATCACCGGCTTGGGTTGAGTCAACCGCTTCGGCTTCGCGCACCGGCTCCGTGGGGCTTGCTGCCCCGCGATAGCTGGCCTCCTCGCCCTTGTCTTCACGGTCCTTTTTGCGTGTGAATTTGCCCGAGGGCTTGAGCGGATCGTTTTCCCTGTAAGGCAGGCAGGCCACGATGGTCGCATACGTTTCTCCGTTGTCAGAAAGCTCGTGGCTGATCGTCACCTGTCCCGCCCTGCCAAGCAGAAGCGCGTCGGTATCGAACTCCGCTTCCTCAGCTGCTGTCAGGTCACGCCCGAACCACTGGCGTAAAAATTTGCGGAAATTCGCCTTCTCGTTGAGGCTCGGAGTAAACCCTCGGCTCCACACGCATTGGCGACTCCCATCCTCACGCGCCGGGGCATCCGTCTCAAAAACAAGACGGAAAACCTCCCGATCGCCGTATTTCCCACTCGTCTGCTTCACCAATGGGGTCACATCCACGCACACCGCGCGAAATGCCCCCTCGTCATGCGGGTTGAAGGCCCCGCCGCCTTTTTTTGTCAGTTTCATATTATTCGCCTAATAAATCGCGGCTGTTGTTGTGTTTGCCCTCGCCGCGCCGCCGCACCGCGCCGCTCGGGGAATTTCCGGGGTGGAAAATTGGTTAGTCCTCGTCGTCGAACTCTTCCCATCGGCGTCTCCGCTCTTGGAAGTCCTTGATCTCTTGGCGCATCGAATCGCGTCCAAGGATGTAAGAGGCGATGCACGAGCCGAGCGTCAGCGCGGCGATGGAAATGGCGAGAGTGGCGCTCATTTCGCTCTCCCTTCCGGCTTGCAAGCCTCAGCCAATTTGCCAGCATCATTGAATGAGCGATCTTTGGTATTTCCACCTTCGAGTTCGGCAGACAGAGAAGCCGGATTATCCAGAGGGTTTGGCCGATTGTTATGTGTATGACAAAGACTACGATTCGGCTCGTCGGCGCTTGGACCGCTATCTGGAAGAGTATTTGCTTGTCCCCTTAGTTTGGGGCGAAAGCGGTCCGATAGAGCTTCCGCTTCCTCCCGAGAAGCCACTACTTGCACTTCATGCAGACAGAGCCGTTCGCAATGGTCTTTCTGTGTCGCTAACGACATGGCCGAAGGACGATTGATGGTGGCGCTCATCGTGTCCGCTCCCCCCATGTTGTTAGCCAGAGCGTGACTCCGGCCAGAATCGCCACGGGTCCGAGGGCCTTGATCGCCTCCCACGCGGATTGCAAAATCCACAAATTTTCTTGGGGGTTCATTCTTGCACCCCTTTCTCAACAGCTGCGTCGAGTTCTGAGACCTTGACCAAGATCGATCCGCCGAGTTTGTAGAATTTAATGACCCCCTGCCCTTTCAGTGCGTAGAGGGTGGGCCTGCTGATGCTGAGGTATTCAGCGGCCTCTTTTGGTTTCAGATAGCCAGGTTTCATCTCGTCTCCTTTCTCCGTTTGCGGGCGGCTGGGTTGGTCGCCCGCAGCCACTCCGCCGCCTCGCGCAGGGCCTGCTTGTTCTCCACATTGCAAATCTTGGCCGTGAGTTGGCGCACCAGGTTGAGCGCCGAGCGCAGGCGCAGCACCGCCACTTCCAGCCTGTTCAGTTCGTATTCGAGGAGAAAATCTGCTCCATCAGGCCGCGCCTCTTTTTGGACACGCTCCTCCTGCACTCGGACCCATTCCGCCTCTTGCAATACGCGCCCCCATAGTTCCTCCCGCTTCCGCTTCACCTCATCCATGTCCATCACGCCGTCCTCCCCGCTTGAGTCAGTTGGAGCGGCACCTCATCGCCCGTGCTAAGCCGAACATCATCACCATCAAATCCAGTGATCCTCCCCCTCCTCTGTTTTCGTTGATACGGGAGCCGATATGTGGTGATGTCTCCCACCCTATGACCTGCAACGAAAACCTCGTCACCGCCCTGAACAACCTTGCCAACTCCAACAAAGAAAGCGCCGACACCATTGCGGAGGCGCTCAAAGAAATTGCCTCCGCCATTCGTTATCTTGGGATGGGCACCAACTCCCATCCCGGCGCTATCGAGAAAATCGGCATGAGTCTTGAAGAGGGGCTTGGCAAAGTCGCCTCCGCGCTGCGATCCGACGACGCTGTTTGATTCCAGCGGCGCGAGCCGATCCAGATCCACGCGCATCCACTCTCCCGTGGATCGTGTTATGTCCGCCCTGTCGCCATCGATCCGATTCACGGTGACGATTTCGGGCTGTCGTTGTCCTGCGCCTCGATATGAAGCCCTTCCTTTGGTGATCTGCGCCGAGGCGCTTTTTGAATCTGGAGTTGTTTTCATCACGCTGCCTTTCTTTTGGTTGCTTTGGTTTTAGGTGTGTTTTTCTCGGGGGTGTCTGACACCCTATCCAAAAAAATAGTTGCGGCTTCTCGCATAATAAAAGCCAGCGACCTACGCTCGTTTTTGGCGATCTCCGCCAGTTGATCCCTCATGCCCCGTTCAATTGGAAAGGTGATTTTTGTCATCGTGGTTTTTTGGTTTTTGGTTGTTTCTTTTCTTTCATGTAAGAGTCGCACATGAGTTTCATGGCAGCGACGCGGTCAATGCCATGCTCCTTCGCGAACTCCATGATCCTTGCCAGCAAGGTGTCCTCCATAGGCACCGTGACTCGGACTTTATTTGCTGCTCTTTTATCAGGCATAAGAGAACATTACTGAAGGTGTCTGACACCGTCAACAGCAAATCTCAAAAAATTTTCAATAGGGTGTTAACCTGCCAGAATAAAACTATTGACACCCGCATGGATACAAGCGCAGCGGGCGGAAATAAATTTTCAACCGCTTAAACAGACGCTCTGCTGGCTTCGCGCATTTTAGAAAAACCAGCACCGCACAACGCACCCCGCCCGCAGAACCGCATGAATGCTGGCTGCGCGGATTTTTCAAAGCTCCCACCATTTGGCAGCATCGCGGCGTGAAACAAGGTTTGCATATGTTTCGTAAAGCAGGCGCGCCGATGTCCCCATGAGGAACGCCGTCTTAGTCGCATCCTTGAAGTGCGCCAGGTGGTAGCTTGCAAAAGAATGGCGCAGGCAATTGTCAGGCCACTTCAGCGTCATCACGCCGGAAGGCGACGCGCTCGGCTTCACCCCAATCACTCGGCAGGCTTCGCGGATCACCGGCTTCCACTTTTTCACCGAATACCCATCCACCAGCGCCTTGTCTGCGTCCCTGCGCGGCATGTGGCGCTTGAGCGGCTCATAGATGTTTGCACTGCGAGGTCGTGCCGCCTCGCCCTGCTTGGCGTCCTCGTGGCGAATCACGATCTCCTCATATTCCCAATCAATCGCCGAGGCAGGAATCGAAAAAATTTCTCGCGTGCGAAGGCCCGCAAACGCACCGGCCACAAGCCACGCCTTGAACCAATCAGGCCACTCGTGATCTAGGAGCGCCCGCATCTGGTCAACCGTGAGGATCGGCAAGCGTGCGCCTTTATCCTTCTTCGGTGGAGCGTCGGAAAAAGGACTATCCCGCACAATTTTCTTCATGGCGGGTGACGAGAAAAAATCTCGGCACACGGCAAAGACATTGAACCTCCCGCGAGTCGTGAGCGGCAACTTGCCCACCCATCGCCGCATCTCCTCTGCATCGAGGTCTTCGGGCTTCTTTGTCCCATGCGCCTCTGAGAGTTTCAGCAAGCCCCATTTTAGCTGGCGCAGCGTGACCTGCTCCACCTCCACCGACTTCTTGGCGAGGAACGCAGCGATATAATGCGCCGTCGTCTCCCCTGCTTCTGCCTTGGACGGAATAGCCCCCGTATGCGCCAAAGAAAAAACAAGCTCCGCATGAGCCTTGTTTGCGTCCGATTGATCCTGAAAAAACATCCGCCGCCGCTTCCCGTTATTCATCGCCTTAGGGACATCAATCACCCACCGCGCCAGCTTGCGGTCAAACCTCGGAATAAGAGTTTTTAGATTGGCCATGTCACTACATTGACACCCATTGACATTTTATCAAATTCGGAAGATTTGGTAAAAAATAGAAAAACCCCGGCAAACCCGCTCCCAGTCTACTCCTGAAGCCGTCGTTATAATCAGTAAAATAGAGTCAAAAATGGCGGAGGAGGTGGGATTCGAACCTACCTTTGCTCCTAATGAAAATGTCAACGATTGACACTTTTTGGATTTTTGAGGCCCGTTCAGTAGAGAGAAAAAGGCCAAAAAGGTAGGTTTTGACTCCAACTTACTCCCCAGTGAAAATGTCAATGGTTTTGGACAATTGGAAAAATGACGCAGATTACCTCTTGCCAGTCAGCTCCATTAAATGGATTTGGCTTTTTTGGATATCGCAAACAACCTCGTATTGTTTACCGCCTTCCCCGGCTGGAAGCATCGACTCGATGAACTTGCCTCGGCTCATCGTGCGCAGCCGGTCGAGCTGGGCCCACGATTCGGGCTGCATTGACACGGATCGCGTGACGGCGGTTCGGCCTTTGGCGTTGGCGGATTTCTTGCCTTGCGGGCGGCCCGCGCCTTTGCGCGGGCCGCCGTGGGTGTTGGGTTTGCTCATAGCCAAAAAAGACCTGTTTCGAAAACGCTATCGGTGATGCGCTGGATGTTGTCCTCAATCTCGCTGGGGTCATCGAGGCCGCTGGTTTTTACAACGATTGATTTAGTATCTGTCGATTCCTCAAACTCAATCTCTGCGTCAGGATATTCGGCGAGGATAGCTTTTCTGTATTCGCGTTCGAGTGATTCTTTCACCTGGACGAATTGCTCCTCGTTGTAGGTTGCGGATGGGTCAATGCTGCTCTGGTCGTGGCGGATTGTGATTTTCATTTTATGCGTTGGTTTGGTTGGTTTTTTGGCTAACTAGATGCGGTCCATTCGTCTGTTAAATCCCCTAAATCTGGTTCAAGGTCCCAAAAATCTAGATTCCGCCCTTCTTTTTCGTGCTCGGGGTCGATGAATCGCTCATAAATATCCGGCTCTCCGTGTTCGCGACGGCGTCGGATGATGTAGTCGTTATACCCTCGGTCGGCTCTATCTCCATCAACTGCGTATGCATACTCGACCATTTGTCCCTGGCAAATGGGCGGGACATAAAAATTAAGGGATTCAGCGCGTGTTTGGTCGATTGTTGCGATTACTGGTTCGTCAGCTTCAGCCTCCGAACCGATTGCCTCTCCTTCAGCCTCTCGTGCTATTTCTTTGGCAAGGTCAAGCACGGTGAAAGTATTGTTTTTTTTGTCTTGAAAGAAGTCGCGGCCTCCCAGCCTGTAACTAATCCCGCCCAAAAATTCGCCGAAGCTTTCGATGGCTGCTTCCAAAGAATCGGCCTCAAATGTGTAAAGAGAGGGGTCATCGAGGGATTGAGTTGTATGCCAATTGTCTGGAGTAAATTGAATTGTGGCGTAGCCCTCTCCGGTTAGGAGGATGTAGGTTTTCATATTTTGATTTTCGTTTCTTGGTTTGGTTGGTTTTTTTGTTTTCGTCGTCGCCGTGGTGGCTTCGATCTGGAATGACTATCTCACGATCTTGATTTCTCGTCAACAATTATTTTCAAAAAAAATAAAAATAATTTTACGGGACTTGAAAAATAATTGTTGACACAAAAACAAAAACAGAGTGGCCCGCAGAGCCGCATGAATACTGGCTCAGCGGGTGCGTTTGGAATTATTTTTCTGTGAAGCCCGCAGATGTAGTGTTTAAGGGGTTCTGCGGGCGTCCGCAGAATGAGTGTTTATGAGGGTCTCCGTGTCAGGTCTTTGATTTCGGCTTGGACGCTGGTCGTGAATCCGGATGGGCTGAGAGAGTGAGTCACGGTCTTTATCGTCCAGCTTTTGTTCATTGCGTCGGGGAATCCTGAGAGGGTTATCAAGCCCTCGGCTATTATGTCCGGGCGTCCGCTCATGGAGAGCGTTATCGATTCGCTGCCTCGCTCGCTGGATCTGAGGAAGGATTTGGCGGCGTTTTTGGCGGCGGTTTCGTCGGGGTAGAGGTTCGGGGCTTCGTAGTCGGCCCCGCTTCCTTCGCCGTCGAGCTTGAATGCATTGGTTTCGCCCGTTTCGGGATCGTGCCAGCGGGTTGTCGCGCTGCCGTATTTGGTGCGCTGGCTGAATTGGGCGCTGTAGCTGGCTACTTCCCTTTTGGTGATCGTCGGGCCGGGTAGGGCTGCGCCGGTGATGCTCGCGCCGGTGGATCGCGGCAGGAAGAGGAGACGGCCAAAGGTGGGTTTCATGAGCGCCTCGTAATCGCGGGCGAGGCGCGTGAGGAGGTTCATGTTCGACTCGTTCGTTTGGTCCAGGTGTGGAATCGTCACCGTGTAGTATTGCGGAGCGATGCCGGGAATGAGACCACACTCGGCGGCGATGTTGGTGACGAGCGCACCGAGGGTGATGTCATCGAACGAGCGAGTTTTTCGGCTTTGGAATGGCGTGAATCCACCCGCCGATGCGAAGGGGGCTGCTTTGCCTGAAAGGCTCATGCGTTCGGGGAACCCGGAAAGGCTGATCTGATCGATGACGAACTGGCCTTTGTCCACCGTGTTTCCCTCGTAGCCTATGGCGATGCTCAGGATTTCGCCTTCGGAGGGAATCGGGAGCTTCGCGTCGTGATTGGAGAGTTCGATGGAAACCGTGTCGGCCTGTTCGGTCGAGTTGTCGGTGATCGTGAGCGAGGCGAGGCGTTGGGCGTAGGTTTTCGTGAGGTCGCCGCCTGTGCCGGTGATGCGGAAATCTGGCTTCATCCCTTACGAAAAAAGGCTGACCGTTTCTTTTGCTTTTGGCGCTTCGATGATGGGCAGGACGATGTGGATGCCAGCGGGGAGGTAGGGGCCTTGTTCAGCCAGGCGGAGAGAGCGGTTGACCTCGAGCACGGTTTCGACCTGTTGGCCGTAGGTGCTGCCGTAATGCCGGTGGCAAATCTCATCGAGCATGTCACCCTGCTTTGTTTTGTAGACATTCATTGCAGTGATCCTAAAAGCCCGGAGGCAGAGACATTGAATGGTCCGATCTTCAGCGTTACCTCGGCGTATTTTTTCAAATTGATCTGAAAATCGATTTTGCGGGGCGTTCCGTTGCTCCAGAAAACCTCCTGCGCCTCGTTGATCGATTCGACGACCCAGAGGCCGTAATAGTTTCCCGTTCCTGTGACGAGCGGCAGGGCGATTCCGAGGGAGGCTTGCACGCGCATTTGCGACATCTGGCCAAGTCCGCCTTTGTATTCGGGGAGGATCGTTCCTTGCAGGCTGATGGTTTCGGAGTCGTATCCGCAGTATTGCATCAACGGGGCTTGTCCGAATCGTTCGACTTCTTCCCATTTGTAGGAGCTTTGCCGTTCCAACTGCTGATATGCGGCAGTCGAAATCGAGAACCGGAAAGCGCCAAGGGCGAGCATGGTGTCGTTGGCCATGGTTAGTCGTAGAGTGCGCCACCAGCAAGGGCGGCTTGGCGTCCATCGAGGCGGGCGAGAACGAGGTCGGCAAGCGTGCGCTCGTTCATGCCGGGGCTGGCGTTGATGGTGATGTTGATCGTGCGGTTGTCATTTCGCACGCTCCCGCCTGCGCGGTGGTTGGGGATGATCGACCCGGATGAGGAGGGCGAGAAGATTTCGGGGCCTCGCTCTCCGACGAGGTAGTTTTTGCCAGCGGACACGGGTCCACCAGATGCGCGTGCGCCGTCAATCGGTGCGGGGCCGTCGCCGCCGGTGAAGACGCCTTTGATCGAGCTTCCGAGGCCAACGAATTTTTCACGAACCCAGGAGAACCACGCACCGATTTTGCCTGTGAGCCGGTCGAAGGCTCCTGCGATTGAGTTGTAGATGCTCGTTCCCATGTCCGCGATGGCCATGGTGGTATTGTTGACCCATTCACCGATTGCGCTGCCCATGTTTGAAATGAAGCCTGTGGTGGCTGTCCATGCCTCGTTTAGCGCCCATGCCCATGTGTCCCAGTTGTCAGAGACATGCTTGACCGCAAAGCCGAGGGCGACCACGCCAGCGGCGACAACGGCAACCGTGCCGATGATTGGCAGGAGTGCTGCGCTTCCGCCTGCTGCGGCTGCGGCCATGCCCCAGAGTCCGGTTGTGAGGGAAACGACTGAAATCAGGGCCGTGACGATGGATGCACCAAGCGAGACAACTGCGGCGATTGCTGGTGCGAAGGCAATCGTTCCTATTCCTATTAGCACGGTTTTGACGCCGCCCACCGACTCGATAAATGGCCAAGCGGCCTTGCCCATTTCGACCAGGCTCTTTGCCATGTCGCGGATCTGTGTGCCGATGATGGGGCCGTTGGTTTTGAGCCAGCCGCCAAACTCTTGCGCCACGGCTTTGATGTTTGGGGCGTTTTCGCGGATGAATGAACCAAGCGATGTCATCAGCTCGGTCAGGACGGGCAGGAGTTCGCGCCCGATGATGTTTTGTGAGCCTTGCAGGGCGAGGTTGAATTGGCCCATTGCCTCATCGAACGCATCGCCCATGAGCATGTCGGAATCGCTGAGGAGGTATCCGGCATCTTGCGCGGCTTGCGCGTATCCTTGCAGTCCTTCCTTGCCGAGGTTTAGGAGGTTCGGGATTTTGCGCCCTGCCTTGCCGAAGATGTCTGTGGCGATTTTGGCTTTGTTTACGCTGCCAGTGTATTTGCTGAACGCCTGCGAGATGGTGGCAAACTGCGAGGCGGGGTCCATCTTTTGGAGCTTGCCGATGTTTAGACCAAGCTCGCTGAGTGCCTCGCCGGTCTTGTTGCCGTCCTCGCCAGCATCCACAAGGCGGATGTTCATTTCTGAAAGCGCCTTGTCGGCCATTTCGGCGGAGGCTCCGACTTGGCTCGCGGCGTAGCGCACGGAGAGGAGGAAGTTTGCATCAGTGCCGAGTGTTGCCGCTCCTTCGGCTGCGGAGTCGGCGAAGTTACCAAAGCCCGTTCCGAGTTTCCACACGGCGGCACTGGCTCCTGCGGCTGCTGCGCCGATGGCGACGAATCCGCCTGCGGTGCGCTTGAGGACGGTCTGAAAGTTGTCGCCGATGGGTTTGATCTTGCCCCATGAGTCCATGACTTTTTTGGTCGCGTCCGCCTTCCTGCCGAGGCGTTCCATTTCGCCGGACAGGTCATTTGTGTTGATCTTGGCCTTCTTGAGTTCCTCGCCAAGTTTTGCGAGCGATTGGCGTTGCGTATCGAGCGATTTGCGAAGGCGCTCCACGCCGGAGGTGTCACCAGCTTTCATCGCCTGCATCAGCTTTTTTTGCGTCTCGCCGATTCGCAGTTGTGATGAGTTGAAACTTTCGAGCTTCTTTTGCTGGGAGGTCAGCTTAGAGAGCGCCGATCCGAGAATCTTGGTGTTTCCCGTTACGGCGGCAAACGACGATTTCAGCGAGCCAGCAACGGCCCCGCCGATCTCGATTGTCGCTTTGAATTTTTTCTCGGTGGCCATGATTATTTAGGAAGTTTCCCGCACCAGTCCACAAGCTCCTCGGCGGTCATTGCGCTGATCTCTGCGAGGCTCCATCCGGTGTGACTGGCCAGTGCGAGAGTGCCGCGCATGGCGTCCTCCCGCGTCAGCCTAAAAAACCGGAAAAGGCTTTCTGCAGCTTCTTGTAATCGCCGAGGTCGAGGTCGCGGATTTCGACCGGAGTCACCATGCAGAGGTTGGCGAAGGCGAGAATCTCTGTCTCTTGTTCACTCTGTCCTTTGCTTCCTTCTTCAGCCGCCAGCATGTCGCCAACCTTCGGCCTGCGGAGGGTGAGGCGCCGGCATTCGATGCCTTCAATTTTGATCGGGAAATCGAGTTCGATTTCGACGGTGGATTTTTTGCTCGCCATTTTTGCGCTGGATTAGATGCCGATGGCGTTGCGCTGGGCTGCGAGGCGGTCTGTGCCGTTCACGATGCGAACCATGTTTGGAACATCGATGTCGTTGATGGTCCGGCCTGCTTGGGTGTATTTGTAGCTGCGAAGGTCCATCGTGAAACTGATGGTTGATTTCTCGCCAGCCTTCCACGCGCCGGGTTCCATCGTGCGGATTGTGCCGTTCATGTAAACGACCACGGGCGTCACTGAGCCGTCGAGGCTTTCGAGAGCGCCACGGGCCACGAGTGGCACGGTCTGGCCTTGTCCCATGCCCCAGAGGTTGAGGACATTTTCCTCGTAGCCTGAGAGCACGAAGGAGGCTTCCAGTTTCTCCTGGCCCATTTCCACGGCCACGCTTGCGTCCATTCCGCCAGCGCGGAAATCTTCGACTACGAGGCCGAGGGTCGGAAGTTGCAGCTCGTCGACGACGCCTGCGAAGCCGCGCCCGTCAACGTAGAGGTTGAAGTTTTTGAGGATGTTCGATGCGGTTGCCATGGTCTTTTTTTAGTTGAGGATTTCTTTGAGGTATTCGTTGGTCAGTTCGCCTCGGAAAGTGATGTGCTCGGCTGGGTAAGGCGGTGTGAAGTCGAAGTTGAAAAACACCTTTCCGAGTTGGATGTTTGCCGGGGTGTTTAAATCTGGGTCTGCCCAGCATTTGCCGCCGAGGATTGCGCCTTGGTTTTTGAGGCTCGCGAGGTAGGCGTTGACGGACTCGGTGACATCTTCGAGGTATGTTTTCGAGATGAGGCGATCCACTGCCCAGAGGTGGGCGCGTTGCAGGCTGTCGAAAATGAGGTCGGCTGTGCGGCGAACATTGACGAATTGGTATTTTGCATCGGTCGATCCGGTCTGGTTGCCCCAGAGGCGGAAGCCACCGCTGCGGATGAAGGTGGCGACATTGCCGAGGTTGAGCACATTGGCCAGCGAGGAGGTGTCACCGAGGACGAAATCAACGGCTTTGTCGATCTTCTCGATGCCGGAAACTTCGTTGTTGGAGGGTGACCACCAAAAGCCACGCTCGTTATCGATGCGAGCCATGACGCCTGCCACATATGGCGCGGGGTCTCCGCCGCCGTTGACGGCTGGCCAGATGCCATAGATGCGGTCGTTGCCGTTTGCTGTGACCCATGCGGAGGCTTCGGTGGCGGTGTCGATTGCGGCAACGCTTGAAACGAGTCCAGCGATGGCAACCGCACGGAGAGCGGAGGCGACGAGTTTTACATCGTCAATCGTGGTCGTTTCGTAAGCGCCTTCAGCAACGATGAGGCGAGGCGTGACATTGAGTTCTGCCTGCGCTTTGCGCAGGGCGTGGACGCCTGTGAGCAGACTGGAGCTGCCAGCGACATCCGCTGCCGCTGCAACGCGAACGACGACGACAACCGCGCCGGTCTGTGCGTAGATGGCCTCAATGGCCTTGCCGAGGTAGCTGGTCGCGCCGAGCTTGGTTGAGACTCCCGTGGGCGAGGTGACGAGGACGGGCGTATTCAGCGGGAAATCAACGTGTGTCGCGCCTGTGCCTACGAGGCCGATGACGCTTGAGGAAACGGTTTTGATCGGGCGCGGCCCGCCTGTGATTTCTTGGACTTCGACGCCGTGGAGAAAATTTGACATGGTGATTTAGTGGTTTGCGGTTGCGGGTGAGAGTGTGCGGGGATCGTGTTGCGGTGTCTTCTGCGGGGACTTCCTTAGAATTTGATGCAGTAGAGGAGGGCGATGTTTTTGGGGCGGGTTTCGGTGCCGCCTGTTTCTGTCATGGTAATTGTGTGGCTGTGGTTTCCAACGGTGCTAGTTTGCCCGTTTGAGTCAGGGTTACGCATAATGTTCTGCACAGCGCCGCCAGAGCTTCCGCCCTGCAAATTAAAGGTTGCGGAGTGGGAGTTGTAAGTATGCTTATGCTCGCCATCGGACGAGTTTGTTGCAGGGTGTTTGTGACTCTTAAAATCGTCCGCCTGCTTCGTTCCAAACGTTCCCGCTGCCGTGCCGTCCGCATTTGTCCCACTGCCACGCACGAAGTATCCGCGCAGGTCTGGCACATTGAAGGTTGTGCTGCCGTCTCCGACTCCGTAGAGCGTGCCGATGGCGGCAAAAAGTGCGGGGTATAATGCCCTTGAAACCGCCGCGCCATTTGCAGCGAGCCAGCCCGATGGCACGACATTCATGGCAAATGGCAGGACTGCGCCGGGAGGGACAAAGAGAGCGGCTGCGCTGGCGAGGCCGGCAGGAGTGACTGCACGGGCTGTGTCCGTTCCTGTCTGGGTTTCAACATTTGTCGCCAGCTCCACAATGCCAGCGCGTGTGTCTGTGGCGGTGCGACTGGCGAGGCCTGCGGGGGTCACTGCGCGCCCGGTGTCCGTTCCAGTTTGCGTTTGATCGATTGTTGCGAGCGCTACAAGCCCAGCTTGTCCAGTGCTTGCTATGCGACTTGCGAGGCCAGCGGGTGTCACGGCCAGAGTTGTAATTGTTCCCGCCTGCGTCTCGGCGTTTGTTGCTAACTCCACGATTCCTGCCCGTGCGTCTGTGGCCGTGCGACTAGCCAATGATGCAGGAGTGACCGCTTTGTTTGCGTCCGTTCCTGTCTGGGTTTCGGCGTTGCTTGCCAGCGCGACCACCCCAGCGCGACCAGTTGTCGCCGTTCGATCCACGAGCCGGGCAACGGTGAGCGCCTTGGTTGCGTCGGGCGCGAGAGCTTGCGCCTCGGCTGTTGTTGCCAGCGCGATGACGCCACGGCGGGATTCTGTGGCGGTGACCTGCGCCAGCTTGAGCGGCGTGATGATTTTGGTGTCTATTGTTCCTGCCTGCGCCTCCGCTGTGGTAGCGATGGCAAGCACGCCGAGACGGGTTTCGTTGGCTTGTGCGTAGGAAAATCCTGCGTCTCCGACGACAACCGTTCCCGCTGGCACATTGGTCATCACAAAATCCAGTGCGAAGAGTGCCGATGCCGTGCTCCCTTTGGTGAGGATCACGCCTGGTTGCGAGCAGATGGCGAACAGGACATTGTTGTTTGTGTAAAGGCCGATTTCTTTGACCGAGTAGGAGTCTGCGGAATCGTCCTGCGCGGTCATGTGGATCGTTCCCGGCACTGGCACGCTGCTTCCGCTTGGATCGAACCGTTTGATCTCTGTTTGAAGCGATGTGCGGCTGGCTGTGGGCGTGTAGCCTGCGCTGCCGATGGCGATTTTTGTGAGTGTTACAGGGCCGATGGCCCCGCCAACTTGGGCGATGGCGGCGCGGCCTGCGTCGGTGATGATGAATTGAAGGGCCATGATGGGTTAGTAGGTGGCTGCGCAATCGAGGCGGTTGAATGTGGCGGGGCGGCAGATGCCGACGATGTTCACGCTGCCGACGAAGGATTCGAGGGCTGATAGGGTGAACGAACTGCGCACGGGTTTGACGGCAGAGACTGCTTTGCTGATCGAGTCCTGCACTTCGGCGGGGGTTTGGAGCCAGCCGAGGGCGATGCCGAAAGTGTGGGGGGTGCCTTTTGGCGTGGTCTGCCACCACTCGCTGAGTTGCAGCGCGATGCCGAATGAGTCGAGGAGTGTTTTGACAGCGGCGACGGTGCCTTTTTTGCGGTGAATCTCGGCAGAGTTCTTGATGACATTTCGCTTGGTTGCGGTCGTCCAGTTGGCATCCCACTCGTCGACGGATGTCGCCCAGGCTAACCATGGCAGGAGCTCCTCCGGGCAGGTGTCGGGATTCCAGAGTGAGCGGATGGGGGTGTCGATTGAGCCGAGGCGGGCGGTGGCGAGAGAAAGGGATCGCTCTGGCGCTGTCGCGTTGGAAGGAAGCAGGTCGCGCAGCGAGAGGTCGGGGGCGATTGGCTCCGTTTCCGTCGAAGGGATTTGGTAATCGGCGTTTGTGCGTTGCTCCCACGAGGTGTTGAGAGCGACGCGGGTCTCGACAAGCTCGCCGGACGAGCTGTATTCGTGCCGCAGGATATTCCAGAGTAAATCCGTGACGGCGGCGGCGTCTGGAGCCTGCCCGTAATACCAAAAGAGGCCGTCTTGGTCTGACAGATATTGGTAAATCGAGCGGCTCATTTTACTGGCTCAAGCCTCCGTATGTCAGATTGATCGCGGTGCAGAAGGGGGCTTGCGTGTGGTCGCAGACGATGTTGGCCGTGGGGGCGGCAAGGTTGACTTTTTGCACGCCGTCCACATGCAGTGCTGCGTAGATCGCGGAGATGTTGATGTCGTTGCCGACTTTGTGATTCTGCGTTGCGAATTCTTGGGCGCTGGCTTGGGCTTCGGCCATGACCACTGACGAGTCAGGGCCGGGGAAAGTGAAAATGGTCGCGGTGATCGTGTAGTTCTGGATCGATGCGCCTTGCACGGTCACGGCATCGGTTAGCGGGCGGACGCTTTCGGCGTTGAGTGCCAGTGATACATTGCTGACAACGGTTGCCGAGGGTGCGCCGTTACCTGTGAGGCCGAGGACGGTCACGAGGACATTGCCGGGGGAGACGGTAGGAGGGCCGACGATAGTCGCGTGTTTGACTCCAGCCACTTTGAGCGCGTGGTAAAGATAGCTTCCTTCCGGGCCGGCGGTGCTCAAGCCCTCAAGGGCGAGTGTGACGCGATAGCGGAAATCGGTGTCCGTTTCCATGACGGCCAAGCGCGGCGGGATCGCAGTCGGGGCGGCTGGAACGAGAACTTTGCGGGTTGTGCCGAAGAGCGCTCCGAGTTGGTCGAGGTCGCTGCCGGTCGCGTAGGCGAGCATGACGCCACGGGCGGCATCGTTGACGCGCTGCCGGATGAGCATTTCGCGGTAGGCGCAAACTTCCAGAATTTTAAAGGCGGGGTCGCTTTCCACGATGGCCGTGAATGCGGGATTGCGGGCTTTGAGGTCGTCCACCATTTCCTGCAAAATTGCGACGTAGTGCAGGCCTTCGATCACTTTCGGCGCTGGCAAACTTGAAAGATCGATTGGCGTGTAGCTCATACAACCATGCCGTCCAGAGTGAGAGGCGTTCCGGTCGGGAGATAGACCCCCTCGAGGCCGATTGTGATCTTTCCGGGTTCGATGGCCTGAGCGATGACGCGCGTGATCTCAACGCGAGGCTCCCATTTGCGAATGGCCTCGATGGTTGCGACATAGATTTCCACGATGGTTCCGCGATTTATGGGGGCGTCCACGAGGTCAAACAGGCGTGAGCCGTAGTCTCGGAGCATGACGCGAGATCCGAGCGGGGTCGTTAAGATGTCCCGAATTGACTGCTTTAAATGGTTCAGCCCGGAAAGCGCCTTGCCGGTCTCGCTGCTCATGCCTCGCATCGAGAGGTCGGGGGCGATTGGCTCCGTTTCCGTCGAAGGGATTTGGTAATCGGCGTTTGTGCGTTGCTCCCACGAGGTGTTAAGAGCGACGCGGGTCTCGACAAGCTCGCCGGACGAGCTGTATTCGTGCCGCAGGATATTCCAGAGTAAATCCGTGACGGCGGCGGCGTCTGGAGCCTGCCCGTAATACCAAAAGAGGCCGTCTTGGTCTGACAGATATTGGTAAATCGAGCGGCTCATTTTACTGGCTCAGACCTCCGTATGTCAGATTGATTGCTGTGCATGACGCAGGATTTTATGGCGGCGCTGGGGGGTGTCTTCTGCGGGGACTTCCCGCCACGGAGAACACGGAGGAGGTTATGGATTGGGGACTGCTGTGATGCTTGTGCCGGGCATGACGCCGCCGTGCGTGTGCGTCGAGAGCGTTATGCCGTTGGATTTCATCAGACCCGTCTGGTCGTAGTTTCCGGTTTGCGTGATGTTGCCGTTGATCGTGATTCCGCTGCTGGAGATTTCGAGGGAGGTTCCGCCGACTGTGATTTTCACGCTGCCGGATGTGACTTCGATTTTGCTGCTGCTGCCGAGGGTGTGGGTGATCTTGCTGGCGGTGATTTCGGTCTTTGCGTCCGATCCCACTTTTGCCGTGATCTTGTCGGGCGTTATCTCTGTCTGGGCATCGTCTCCGACTTTGACGATGGCTTTTCCTTCGGGGAGTTGGATGCGGTGTGCGTGGGCTTCTCGGTCGTATTCGATGACGGCCCCGTCTTTGTAGGTGGTCCGGCTGATCTCGGCTTTGTCGGCGTTGGCGGGGTAGTCGTTTTTATACACGCCTCCTGGCATGACATAGCCGGCGGAGAGTTCGCCGCCGGGGGCAATGACGATGACTTGCTCGCCGACTTCGGGGGCGTGCCATGTGCGGTCTTCACCGGCGCGGCTGGTGAGCCACGGGAGCCATGCGCTGGTGTTTTCTCCCATCGTGACACGGATCCGGGCCTTGGCGTAGTCGGCCTCTAAGACCGTGCCGGGTCGGATGGTGTTGCTGAGACGACGCTCAAGCTCTCCGAGGCGGGCGTTGCTCATGTGGCAAGGATGTCTTGTATCGGCACATAGTCCGGCTCGTGGGGGATGCCGATCTTGGGCACCCATGAAGCGCGGATGTCCGTGGGCAGTGCTCCACCTTCTGGCCATGCGGTTTCGCCGAGGAGGCAGGTATGCTCCCATTCGACGCGCCATGTTTCATATTCGGGATTTTCGGCGTCGAACTCTTGCGGGGTGGCGGCGATGAATCGGGCGGGCGTGACGGGCATTCCGAACCGCTGGCCTTGCAGGAATGAGGCGAAGTTTGTGGCCATGAGGCGCACGGCGAATTTGTTGCCTTGTTTGTAGGAGTAGATGAGCGATGCAGAAAAGCGGATGTCGACCTGGAGTTGCTGCGTGCCGATGTCTGCGGGGTCGGATGGCTCGATGGTGTCCAACTCGAAAGTGATGGCAGGCACCTCGATCTTGTCGTTGAATCGTGAATATGCGGCGATGGTTTTGACCGATGCGCCGAACTTGGCGTTGATCTTCTCGGCGATCTTGGTGTGGAGAACGGCGAGGTCTATTTGCTGAGTTGCCATTTTAGTTGGGATTCAAATTCGCGTTGCAGGCGTTCGCCGATTTCGTTTTCCAGACTGCCCATGGCATCCATTCCGGGGTCGAGGATGTTGACGCCTTCGGATTTTTTGATGGGCAGGCGTTTTTTTCCGACCCGCTCGAAGACATGCCCGCCCATTTTTTTGGAGATGAAGGCACCGGGTCTTTTGGCGGGGCCTGCGGTGACTCCGCTTTTTGTTTGGCGGGGCTTCATTGCCTTCAGCGGAATGTTGCGCAGGCCAGCCCACACACGCCCGAGGACGCCATCTTTTCCCATGACTTCGACGCGCATGCGGCCTTTGATGACTTTGCCCGTGACTTTGGTGGCCTTGCTGATGCGTCGGGCTGCTTCGTTTCCTGCCCAGCGGGTGACGCGAGAGACGACGCTGCGCATGGCTGGCTCGATCTGTTTTTGCGTTGCCCCAAGGTCGCGCCCGATGCGGTCGAGTCCCTTGGCGTTGATGAAAATCATGTCACTCATGCGCGAGGGTGACGGTGGCGAGGCCGGTGCCGTCTGGTTGGACTTCCATGACGGTGTAATTTTTTCCTTCCACCTTGCAGGCGGTTTCGCGGGGGATGCCTGCGACATCCGATTCCTTGCACTGGAAGCGAGGCTGTGTGCTGTCGAGGACTACCTCGCCCACGGCGCTGTCGAAAAAGGCGTTGTCGAAATAGCCACGCACGATCTTGGTGCCTGTGGGCAGGGCAAACAGAATCTCGGTGTTGTCGAGACCCGAGAAAAAAACATCGAGGTTGCCGTAGGTCATCGGGCGGGGTGGATGCGGATGAAGTTTCGAGCGAGGGATTTTGGCCGGATTTTGCGCCAGACTCCATCGCCTGCCTCTGAGTCGCGTGTGCCAGAAAAGTTGGTGTTCCCTTCGACGGTGACGAGGTTCTTTCCATCGTCTTCAAGAACGATGCCGACATGCGAGAAATCGAAGGTCACGATGTCGCCCGGCTGTGCGGCGTCTTGGTCGGTGTAGATGCTCGTGGTGCGAGGGCGATCTTTTGCCCATTGGCGGAATCCGTAGGCCAGCGCGGTGCGCGGCTGCCATTGGGCGGGCGAGCGAGTGAGGCGCAGCCACTCAGGAACATTGTTTTCTTTGAGCCATTCCTGCACGCAAAACGAAACGAAAGCGGCGCACCAAGGCCACGGGCCGGGTGGCAGGTCGGTGGCGCGTTGGTAGTCGCGTATCCGCTGGCCGCGATTGTTGCCGCCTTCTTCGCGGATTCCGATCTCGGCTTGGGCGATGGCGAGGAGTCGGTGAAGCATTTCAGTGAATCATTTTTTCTCTTTGCGAAAAATGTTGATGGCTCCTACGAGGGCCATGCCTGCAGCTGCGATGGCGTTGGCTTTGTCGGGGTCGAGCGCGATTCCGGCAGCGGAAGCGACGAAGACGAGGCCGCGCCATGTGGAAGCCTCTGCGAGGCGGGTGAGGATGTAATCGAGTGCTTTCATTTGTTTTTGAGGCTGGGGATTTGCGGGTTGAACCAGTCGATTTTGACTGGTGGGAAATAGCGGATTCCGACCTCCACGCGCCCGAGGCTTCCGATCTTGTCTCCGCTTGGCGGCAGCGGGACGCTGACGCAGGCGGGCAGGAGCAGGAGCGGCACGAGTGCCAGCAGGCGCTTCATTTGGCTTTGAGGCTTTCCTCGATGCGCTTGGTTCTTTCATCGATGCGGGCGAGGGTTTCGCTTCGCTCGCTGGCGAGGCGTTCGATGGCTTGGAGGCGGATGTCTTGGCGTTCGTTTTCATTTCTGACTTGGCGCATTTGTTCGGGCAGCACGATCCAGCCGTTGAGCGAAGAGAAGACCGTTGCCACGAGGGCCAGAGCGGCGATGGCTTCGGCGAGGTTCAGCCTCACGGCGGGGCGTCCGTCCTTTTCGTCGAGGCTCATTTTTTCTTCTTAGGCTCGGCGGCTGTTTCGATGAATGGCTTGGCGAGGCCGTATGATACAAGCTCGCGGGCTAAAGCGCGCGAGACTTCGACATCACTGCCGACCAAGCAGCGTTCTCCACCAATCATGAGTTCTTGAAGAAGGGTGATTTTTTGAGGTTCCATAATCTGCGGTTCCTAACAAAAGCCTCCTCCGCGAATGCACACGGAGGAGGCGGTTGAGTTGTCAGTTATCGTTTAGGGCTTTTTGCCGTAAACGAAGCTCTGTGCGCGGCGGATGGTGAAATCCACATCCTGCATGCAGACGATTTTAATGCGTCCCTTGCTGCTGTTGCTGTATGGGTCCACGGTGATTTCGAGGCCACCCCAGAGGCCAACGATGAAATCAGCGAAGTTGCCAAAGAACACATCGCCAGAGGTGATCTGGTTGGTGATCTCGGTGCGGTATCCGTTCATCGTGCCATTTTCCCAGATGGTTCCGCCGTTGGTGGAGCCGGTTGGGAATTTGAGCGATGTCTTGGCCATGCCGCGAGTGGTTGGATTGGCGATGAAAGCCATGCTGTCCACATCGGCGTTTTGAGCAGAAACGAGAGTTTCCATGTCCACCAACTCTTGGAATGTAGGCTGGACCGCAACGAAGCTCTTGGAGAGCACTCCGGGAGCGGCTTTGATTCCGACGGGTTGATTATTGGAGCCTGTTCCGTAGAACGCTGCTAAGTCGATTGTCAAAGCAAGTGCTTTGGCGATATCATTGCGAAGCAAGGCTTCCACGGACAGCGAAGGCTGTTTCAACATGCGGCGGGTAATTCCGCCTTCAGCTGAAACCGTGCGTGGGCGGAGACCGACGAGGCCGAAATCGATATCCGATTTTCCGGCGTCTTCGTCTTCACCGATCCATGTTCCAGTTCCAAAGGTTGTCTGTTTTGGAATATCGACATTTCCATCCAGCCCCGAAAGCTCAGTGCAGAGATTCATGATGACTGCTTTGTTGCGCAGGACATCGATGAACGAAGCGGCAAGGAGGTTGGTTTGGACGGTGTTCCCGCCCGTGCCAGTGTATCCAGTGCCGGATTTGATCGACACGGTATTTGTGCCTCGCAGTGCGAAGGGTGCCATGAGCACATCTACAGGGATCATGGTTCCCTTGAGTGAGCGGTGAGAGACTTGAGAGGATGCAGCTGCGCAGGCTTCCAACTCGAAGCGTGCATCTTCACGGGCTTTCTTGTCGGTCGGATCGGCTGACAAGGCACGGATGAGATTTACAATCGAGAAGCTCGATGCTTCGCGTTCGTTCAGGCCGATGGGCGAGGAGGCTTCGCGGACTTGGGCGCTGCGCTTGTCTTTCTCGGCAAGAGCGGCGGCTTGGAAGTCGACCAGGTTGCCACCGTCACGCACGATCTGTGCGGCGAGTGCTGGCATGCCGTATTTGTCGCCTGCTTCGAGGATCGAGCGGGTGCGGTCTTGCTCGCCTTTCACAGCGGCATTGCGCTCGGCGACGATGTTGATCTCCGGGGCCGCCGGTGCGGGCGCTTGTGGCGCGGGTGTAGGTGTGTTTATGAGCATGGGATTTGGTTGATTTTTGCCGTTGCCGATTGGCGCTGGCGGGTTGTTAAGGCTGCGCCCCACTCCGACCGATGGGTCGGCGGGTATTGTTACGAGGGAGATTTCGTAGGGTTCCCACCGGGTCACGGTGTAGACATCCATTCCCTCTCGTTCTTCGGTCAACTTGACTTCGCGGATGCGGTAGCCGACTGAGACCTTCGTGAGGATTCCGTCCTCAACCTCACGCCATGCTTCCTCGGCGCGTTCAGATTTGCCAAAGCGAACCAACGCTCGGCCCATCCCGTCAGCGTCAATGCGGGCGGTCTCGACGACTCCGAGGACTTCGGATGCGTCATGGTTGAACAAAAGATTTGCGCGGTCGTTGAGCCGCGATAGGTCGCAGGCATCGGCAGAGTGATCCAGGACTTCGACCATGCCGGGCCAGCGTTCGATCTCGGCGTTGCTGGAAAAGGCCAGCTCGATGGTGCGCGACTCGGCGCTGATCGTGCCGATGGTCATGACTCGGCGCATCGGTGCGCTGTAAAAATCGGCGGCGGCTGGCTTTTTCATGTGCGCGAATTTTGCCAGCGCGGGGCGGGCTGTCTTCTGCGGGGCGTTCCGTGGAGGTTTAACCACGGAGGACACAGAGGCCACGGAGGCAAAAAAAACCGGCGTGGGTTTTGCCCCACGCCGGGATAACCTATGAACCAACTATGAGAGGGCTGCTGCGAGTTGAGCGCCGGTAGTGCTGACCGTGCTTTGATTTTTTGCGCGTTCGCCGATGCTGCCGGTGATCGTCAGCTCGGTGGTCGGCTTGGCCCAGACCTCAGCGGCGATCTGGCTTGGCGTCGGCACGGTCGGCGCGTTGGTGAGAGTTGTCGTGGTGGCGCAGAGTGTCACATTAGCCACTGCATCCGACGCAGCGTTGAATGTGCTTGCTGGAACTTCGGTGTTGCCGTTCCAAACGATGCTGCCGCTGCCGACATTGGCTCCGGCGGCGCGGAATGCCAGTTGGTATGTGCCAGCCGCGCCGGTCATGTTGCCAGAGTAGAATCCGGTGCTTCCCGTTTCGGGGCAGGAGATGGCAGCGCCTACGGCAGCGCCGGATTGGTAGCGTTGAGCGGTGACGGTGAGACCGGATTTTGCGAGGGCGATGTTGAGTTCGTTGGCCATGGTCGTGGTTGGTTAGGAGTTGGATGGAACCCATTCGAGCTTCCAAGGCCCACCTTCGGCGGGTTGCGGTGGGATTTCTGGGGTGAGCGGCTCGCCCTCTGTCCATGTGCGGAGTGGCGGCGTGGCTGCGCGGAAATCAGCCTCGCTGGCCCATTCGCCGTAGGTGGTGACGCCGTTGTTTATGGTGATGGTGTGCTCGAACATATTTATAATTTATTGAGGTAAGCGCTGCGGAGTGTGGTCGGGTCGAAATTAAAATTTGCAGAGGAGAAATCCCCGGAAAAGATCCTCGCGCTAGTTGAGTTGGAGGGGACACAGAAAACACGGCCGTCTGGCAAAAGCACCCCTCCATAAAACGCACCCCCCCCCGGATATGTGCCTGCAGGAGTCGTGACCGCGTTGGTAGCCGGATCGTATATCCTCGCACTGGTTGAGTTGTAGGGGACACAGAAAACTCGGCCGTCTGGCAAAAGCACCCCTCCAAAAAACGCACCCCCCACCGGATACGTTCCTGCTGGAGCTGTAAGCGTGTTGGTAGCCGGGTCGTATATCCTCGCATTGTTTGAGTTGTGGGGGACACAGAAAACACGGCCGTCTGGCAAA